CTTGTACACTGCAAGGTATTTTTTTAACAGCACCATCAAATAAGAAAAAAGAATCATTACCCATCCAATAGGCAATACCGTTTACGTCTACTGCAGAATTAATACCTACAGCACCACAGTTTGTACCTAGTTGTCTAAACCCAAAAGTAAAAGGTGGGCCAATAAACTGCATTTGATACAAAGCAGTATCAGTGTAAATTAATATAACACCTCTAGATCTAACAGCTGTATTTATTTGATTACCATCTGTAAGTCTTTGTGAACCAGCTGTGTTAGTAGCAGTTGGTGTCCATGTTGCTGGGTCTTCTTGATCTGAAAAACGTAAAAACATATTATCTTGTGTAGATGATGTGCCTATAGTTGTTTCTGTTCCAAAACAAATTACGTGTCTATCATCACCAGATACTAACATAAATCTAGATTTTGTTGGTGCACCACTAACATTTGTTCTTGCAGCTAAATTGCTTGACAATCCACCTGACGTATCCCAATAATATAGACTGCCGTTAAACTGTTGTGCTAATACATCTTCACCCCAATTGTCCAAGGCCCATTTACCAGATTGTAATAAAACACCATCAGCACCTGTCAAACCTTCACGAGAAGTATTCCATGTTGATGCGTTCCAAGTACCTGCACCCCATCCATATCCATATATAGATGTCGGTAGTCCTGTATTTATTTGATATGTGGCATTAGCTGTTGAACCAGTTGCTGTAGAAGAACCAGCAGCACCAGCAATTATTGTATAAGTGTCATCACTAGGAACTGTTTGTATTTCAAATTCACCTTGTAAGTTTGCTTGTGATATACCACCTACAGCACCGCTTACACTTGCAATAGTAACAAAATCACCAATCAAAGCACCGTGATCAGCATCTGTAACTGTCACCGTGGTAGAACCACTAGTCACTGAAAACTGTGTTATGTTACCTGTGCCAGTAGCACGTGTTGGAGTAATGTCAGCGTAATTACCTTCTGAGTATCCATACAGTTTTTTGTTTGTACCATACACTGCATAGTTTACACCTTTAAGATCTGAATAAGTTAAAATAGCACGTGTTGCACCTAGTAAGGCATCGCTTGTTACTTTTTCCCAACCACCTATTTTTTCTGGTTGACTGTAACGAAAACGAATATTATCACCATCTACCCATCTGCCTTCTGCACCGTACTCGGTGTTTTGTTTATCTATGCCTGGGGCAATCTGTAATTTAGTTAGTGGCATAATAAGGTATCCAAAAATCTGTGCCATTAATGTTTACTCTGATATGCCCTGTTAACGATCCTACACTTGTGTCTGTTGTTAAACTTTTTGTTTGATCTGAAGCACTAGTGCCATCAAATCTTATAAACTCTTGATCTGTATCATCTTGATCTAAAGTTAAACAAGCTATGGCACCAGAAGTGTTAGCTTGATTCATAGTTACAAGTGCACTTGTTGGAGAAGAAGTACCAAAACCTATTTTATCAGCAGAACCATCTGCAAAGAAAGCATGTGTTAAAGTATCTGTTTCTATTCTAAAATCAACAGCGGCGCCAGATTCGTTAAATGTAAATCCACCACCATCAAAATCTATTGCACCTGTGGCTTTGATACCACCTACAACATCTAATTCTGTAGAAGGTGAGTTTGTTTTTATACCAACACGGTCATTACCAGCATCAGTAAAGAATAAGTTTGCATCGCCGTTACCTTCTATTCTAAAATCAAGATCCGCAGATGATTCATTAAATGTAAAACTACCACCGTCAAGTGATACATTACCAGCTACCGCTAACGTTCCGTTTGCAGTTATATTTCCACAATCAGCTAATACATCAAACATAGTAGAACCATCAGAATACAAAATGTGTTTTGATCCTGCCACTAAACTTGCTGCTGTTCCGCCAGCAGGTTTAAAACCTAAAGTGTTGTTACCCATGGTTGTTGCATTGTCAACAATGTACCATGTTTCCACAGCTTCACATTGTATTGTAGTATTACCAGATAGTGTACCTGTTAATTTAATTATAGCGTTACTTTGTTCGTCAGTTGTAGATCCATCTGATGTAGCGAGTGAATCTGTTGTGCTTGCAATAGCAATAGATACGTAACCTTTTATTGCTGATTCTAATTTTTGTAAGTTGTTATTTGTTTTAGTACCCCAGGATCCCGAGTTTTCACCAGTTGCCTGTAGTTCTAAATTTAACGAACTTGAATATGTTGATGCCATCTTATCTCCTTAATCCGTTGATCCTGGTTCTACGTCTGTATATGTTGCTGTCATACTATCATCTATTTCATTCCAAATAAAGAAGTCTGGTTCACCAACAGATAGTGACACCAAGTTTTGAAACGCCTCACCAAAAGCTGTTTCATCACCAATACTAAATGTTAATTGTCCTGCGCTTGTTGGTGATACATTAGCACCACCAGTTGCTACTTCTGTTCCTAAAGAGAAACTAGGTGCACCTGCTGTAGTAACAGCAAACACAGCACTAGCTGCCACGGTTTCTGTACCAATGCTAAATGTTGCTGCTTGACCCATAGAAACATCTACAGTGCCTGCATTAACAACAGTTCCTGGTAGCGCTTCTGCTACACCAAACTGACCTATTGTTCCATGTCCTAATAGCATTAGCTAGTTGGTTGTGTCCATACTGAATTTTTTAAACTACCATCTGCGTTACGTTCAAGTAGTGTATCATATTGTGATTCAGTCGTGTTGTTTTGTGGAAGGTCTCTTAATGTCTGCCTCCAAGTTTTTATGTAATCTGGCATTGTGTAATCAGAGTTAGACATATAATCTGTTGCCTCTAGTCTTACTATCCTTAATCTTTTTATTTTATTTAATTTTCTTGTAGCTGATTTACTATTCCAATCTGCTAAATCTTTATCATATTGAGCTTGCTCATCAGCAGTCATATCTCTTAAACCTACAATATTATCAAAAACTTTTGTCATAAATATCTCCTACGTATATGCTACTCCATAAACTGTTATTGATGCACCACTTCTAATGTCTCCACTACTAATATTAAAACCAATTCCTGTGTGTGCTTCAGCATTTTGAAAATTACAAGTACCAATAGTGACTCTAATATCATTTACATTTCCATTAAAACTTGAAGAAAAATAATTCATTCTTGTGTCTGTGTTTGCGTCAGCAGGTCTATGAACATACATTATACCTTGAAGTCCACCATCATTTGAACTGTCATCAGTATCGTTAGTGAGTTGATATTTGTCATCAGGCGAGTTTGCAGATACATTTTCAGCACTCGCACCATCATCATCAAAATTTCTATTTGCATACTTATAATTACTTGAACTTATAGCTCCACCACTATCTCTCAATCTACAAAATATGTATTGACTATCTACTGTCATTTCGAGTTTATCTATTACAATCATGTAAGTATCATAAGTAGAACTAAAACAATCAACAACATCTATAGCACCTGCGTTTGAACTTAAAGCTGTTCTACCAACTTGCACTAAAGTACCACCACCTGCGTATGTTTTAATTCTAGATGCGGCTACCTTTCTGTTCGTGCCACCTGCTCCGTCATCAATAATAAATAAATCGGCATCAACTATATCTGCTCCAATATCTGTGCCACCATCAATGTCAAGATCAGCGATAGCTATTGAACCATCAGCAAAAGAAGGTGTACCAGAAACTGTTAATCCATCGGTGGTCACCGTGCCATCAAAAAATGCGTCTTTAAATTCTAATGATGATGTCCCTAAATCTATGTCATTATCTGTTACTGGAGATAAAGCACCATCTTTAATTGTTATCTGATCCGTGCCTGCAACTTTAATATCAATTTGATCATCTGTATCTGCTGTAATACTTGTGTCACCGTCAGTATCTAAAACTAATTCATCACCGTCTAAATCTCTATTCATTGGACCACCAACTGCACCAGATATCTCTACGATGAACTAAAAGTAATCTGTGTACCACCTGTGGCTAAACTATAATCTGTTCCGGGTTTTTGAATTACCCCGTCATGTGATACTAAAAGCTGTGCCGCAGAACCAACTTGTGTACCTAAACTAAAAGTAACGTTAGATCCATTGTAAGTGTTTCCAGATGTATCGAGCACGGTAAACGTGCCATTTTTAATTCCTTGTCCTATGTATGCCATCTAATCTCCTAAAGTTTATCCATTTCTGCTTTTACTTTTGTCCATGTAATTTCTGAATGCGGACAAGTTGTTGTTGAAATCATACCACCATCAGAATCTTCACCTGTTTTCCATCTTACTTGATTAAATTCAGATTCATTTGTAATTTCTCCATTAAAAGCCATTTCTGTATCTGCTTTTAAATTGCGAACTGCTGTCACAAATTTTGTTACATTATCCATTATGCTAATATCTCCATTACTGTAATTATAGAAGGTACACTTGAGTTTTGAAATCTTGCTGTTCCGTTATTAGATGTACTGCTTATTGCTCCTTGTGTTTTATAGGTAATTTGACTAGTTGTGCTTGGACTATCTAAATGAGAAAAAGTAGTTAGATTGCCAAACTTTACTGCACTACTACCATTAGCTTCTACACGAGCTATATTAGTAGTAAAGTCAATAGCTGTAGTACTATCTCTTAATAATTTTATTTTTGAATTACCAAGTTCTGTGTCAATATCTGTTAGAATATTTTGATTAACTTGCACTAAAACTTTACTTGTTGTTGCAGTAGGGGTAATGTTAACAGTCAATCCAGTATCGGCAACAGATGTACTAGCTACATTAACAGCAGTGCTGGTTGAGGCTTGAACAACTTGACCTACTTTACCAGCAGTAAAGCTTGTAGCACCTGTTCCACCATTAGTTGTGGTAAGTTCACCTGTTACCATGTTTTCTATATCTATTTTACTTAGTGCCATGTTTTATTCCTTTGGATATTTGTCTTTAATTGCTTTAATGCTTTTGTGCCATTCACCAGTTGCATCTAATTTACCTGCTGTCATGTCGTGATACAATTTATCGAGCTGTTCTCCTAAATATGGATATTCTGTTTTTCTGTCACGCTGATATTTATTGTTATCGTAAGTTGTTTTAAGCTCGGCTATTTTAGTTTCTAAATCAGATTTTGCTATTGGTGTTGTTCCATTTAACCATTCAATACTATCAATATTTTGTTCATCAAACTTAAATTCAGCATTTTCATTTATTGCTTTTATTGCTTTAAATAACCAATTCATTATGCACCTATCTCGATTAATGTTATTGTTTTATCAAACTCATTACTTCCACCTTGAATAACCTCTAAACCAGAAGTCGAGGGATCGTTTACGCCTTGAACGGAGTACGTCAGCTCATTCGTTGTTGAGGGGCTATCAAGATACATAAAAGTACAAACGCCTTGAAATATCATGTCCATACCAGAGTTTTCTGGTCTATTGTGTTGATACATTGTAGAAAATATTTCTGTATCACTTATACCACTGTGATTACGAAATAGTTTAAATTTTGCACCCACATTTGTAACAGAAGCGTTATTACTATCTGCACCGAATTGTGCATTAACTAAAACTAAAACTTTGGAAGAGGTTGCGGCACAAGTTATTGTGTCACTTAAATTATTAATGCTTGTAAAGCTACCGCTTGAAATAGTTGTTCTGCCATTTCCTTCAACACTTTGAGTTTGTAATACTTTTCCTAGTCCTACTGCATCAGCGATTTTTGCGGCTGTAACTGCATCATCTGCTAAATCTCCAGTCGCAATAGTTCCGTCTGTAATCCCTCCTGTTGGTATTGTTGTTTTACTCATGTGTTATGCCTCCTCTAATGTTTTAACTTTAGCCTCTAAAGTTTCTATTCTTGTCATGGCTTCTTGTAATGCTTTTACTGCTTTCATGTATAAAACAGATGTTTTAACAGTTTTAATTTTTTGTCCTTCGGTAAACTTTTCTTCATAGCCAGTTACGTTACCTTCTGAATCTGTTATTTCTTTTGCACCATTTTCAGCAGTTCCATCAACAACAGTTCCAAAATCACTATTTATTTTTGCGTGTTGTTTTTCTGGTGTTGTTTCTTTAACTAACCCACTCATACCAGAGGATTCTAAATCTTGAGCTATAACTCCTAATTGTTTTGGTGCTGTGCTATCAGTTTTTAAATTATAATTTTTAATTTTTAATGCTTTGATGTCATTCCATTGTGAATTAGCATCCGCTATATTTTCTTTTATTCTCTCATCAGATGTTGTTCCATAAGAACCATTTTGGTTTAAAACATCTCCATCATCTTCAACTATAAATTTAGGATTTGATTCTCTTGACGCTTCAATTAAACGATAACCACCATTTGCATCTGCAGTACAATCTATTGTTAGCAACTGTTTAGTAACACCATTTGCTTGAGACCTTGTATTTCTTACTTTTAAAACATGAATATCATCTGATGTATCTACTTGTAGCATAGCATCTGGAGAGTTTTGATTTATACCAACTCTACCCGCATCAGTTATTTTTGCTCTAATACTGGCATTTGTTATCATAAACATAGCGTTAGCACTGTGGTCATATGTTAATCTACCTATGTCATTATCTCCACTGTCACCAAAATTAATACTACCTTCGTGACTTGTTCCATTTAATAACGTAATACCTCCATGTCCACTTGCTTCAAAGACAGCTTCATCAGCATCACCAGATACACTGGCACCACTATCAGCAGATTTAACATGTAGTCCAACTCCTAAGTCACCTTCTGCACCTACTCCTACAACATCATTACCACCACTAACAAATAACATGTTAGCGTTTCCGTTAGACTCTACTCTGAAATCTACATCGTCAGAATCCTCGTTAATAACGACTGCTGTATCAGTAATTGTAAGTTGGTCATCGTCTTTCCCTTCCTTCTTCTAC